GCTGAACACGGAGTGATCCGTGCCAGGAACCTACCCACCTTCTTTGTCGAAGAGGGGTATACTCATGGGTCTTCCAACCACCTGGGTTATACTTTGCTTGGTTCATTTGTTTTGGATCGAGTTCAGTAAAAGCTCTGTTTACCCCCACGGGTTGACTGGTGTCAGACCCCAGGTCAGTTATTTGATCTGTGGCGATGATGCCATTTTGATCGCTGACGATCCTGTATTAGATAAATACGAGGATATTATTTCTGTTTGTGGGGGGAAATTGAGTGCTGGAAAGCATTTTAGGAGTGACTCTGGACGTTGCGTTTTCCTTGAACGACTTTATTGTTTGGAGGGCAAGAAAAGGGAGGGCCCCGTTGAGGGGAGCCTGAGATGCATGAAGATTGTTGGTGTAAACCAACAGCCGGCTATAACCTTGAGAGGTTTGGTCAACCCTTGGGCAGGGTTCCACAAAGACGCGGTTTGCGTCGTTTCTTCCGACCTCCAGTGTCTACTGGTGGCGGGCAAGATTGTGGAGTCCCTGATCGAGGGAGGTGCCGAACCTCGCCGGGTTTGGGCGGTGCAGCAGACGCTGCATGGTCCTGCTATCTCAAAGCTCCGTTCAATGGGGGTGTTCCCCTACTTGCCTATTGCGCTTGGCGGTGCCGGTTTCATAACCCGTAAGGGCTATGATATCGACCTCCGCCGTGTCGCGAGTTCTAGACATAGGCGAGCTCTTGGTGTCTTACTTTGTTGTAAGTTGGATGGTGGTCCGGGTGTCTTCTCCAGGATCTGGAGACGGGCAACCGGTCTTACTGTTTATTCTATGGCAGAGGAAGAGGCCGAAGGCCTTCTCAGGAGGATTCCTCATTCTCTTGGGCCGACCCAAAGCTTAAAGCCAGGGCCGAAGGGTGCGCCATGGTATCTGTGTGGCCCCCACGATGATTTCGTGGAAGGTCAGACGATCCTAATGAACCATCGGTTATCGCTCGTCATGCCGAAGGGCATCTTAGAAGAGAATCGGGTCGGGCCCTCGGAGTACTCTCGCCGCATTCGTGCGGCTAGGGAGAAACTCCTAAAGGCCTGGCCCGGTGTATCCCCACTCTGTAAGAGGGGTGGTACTGTTTCTGGGGTGTTGTCTAGGCATAAGTCGCTCGTGGATGCCACACTTGTGTGGCTTCCGGGGACGGAGAATCCTTCTGCTCCATGGGAACCATTTGGTTTACCATGGGCGGCAGGAGGGGCAATACGATCAAGGATGCGCGGGCTTGCAGCCCGCACATTGGATTCCCCCTCTTTCGAGGTGGGTCCAAGCTCCGCTCCGG